GGTATGAATAACAAAAACTATGAAATAAAAGCTTTTGCTCAAGATCCAGTTTCTTTAAAGAAAAGAACTGATTATGCTACAGCTATATTGGAAGATATGCTTGCAAAACCTTATTTAAATGAACTTAAACAAACACTAGGTGTTAATGATTTTCAAACTGATGAGGAAAAACTACCTGATTCTCCCGATGAATTAGATTTACACATGCAACTTTCTTACAAAGAATCTGTAGAAATAGCTGAAGAAGAAGTTATAGAAAATACTTTATCTAGAAATAGATTTGATAATATAAAGAAAAGATTTAATTACGATCTTGTTACATTAGGTATTGGTTGTGCTAAAACTAGTTGGAATCCAGCTAATGGTGTAACTTTAGACTATGTTGATCCTGCTAATTTAATATACTCTTACACAGAAGATCCACATTTTGAAGATATATATTATGTTGGAGAAGTTAAGCCGCTAACTATTCCTGAAATAGCTAAACAATTTCCTTATTTAACTGAAGATCAGTTAACAAAAATTCAACAAACAAAAGGTTATTCTAGTCAAAATTTATATGGTTGGCAAACTTATGATCAAAATACTGTGCAAGTATTGTTTTTTGAATATAAAACTTATAACACTCAAGTATTTAAAATAAAACAAACAGATAGTGGTTTAGAAAAAGCATTAGAAAAGCCAGATACTTTTAACCCACCAGCTAATGATAATTTTGAAAGAGTAGAAAGAAAAATAGAGGTATTATATAAAGGAGTAAAAGTTGTAGGTAATAATGAGCTTATTGAGTGGAGACTTGCTGAAAACATGACAAGGCCAATGGCTGATACTACTAGAGTAGAAATGAGTTATACTATTTGTGCGCCTAGAATGTATAAAGGACGTATAGATTCTATTGTAAGTAGAATAACTGGTTTTGCAGATATGATTCAATTAACTCATTTAAAACTACAACAAGTAATATCTAGAACAGTTCCAGATGGTGTATTTTTAGATATGGATGGTTTAGCAGAGGTTGATTTAGGTAATGGTACTAATTATAATCCAGCAGAAGCATTAAACATGTATTTTCAAACTGGTTCTATTGTGGGTAGATCTCTTACACAAGAAGGAGATATGAATCCTGGTAAAGTACCAATTCAAGAATTACAAACTTCTAGTGGTCAAGGTAAAATTGCTAGCTTAATTCAAACGTATCAATATTATTTACAAATGATACGCGATGTAACCGGACTTAATGAAGCAAGAGATGGTAGTATGCCAGAAAAAGATACTTTAATAGGACTACAAAAAATGGCTGTTAATGCTTCAAACACAGCTACAAGACACGTAATGCAGGCTAGTTTATGGTTAACAATAAGAACTTGTGAAAATATTTCGTTAAAAGTAGCTGATTCATTAAAAAATCCATTAACATTAAACTCTTTAAAAAGTTCTATATCTACTTATAACGTTGCTACTTTATCTGAAATACAAAACTTACCTCTTCATGATTTTGGTATATATTTAGAACTAGAACCTGAAGAAGAAGAAAAAGCTATGTTAGAACAAAACATACAAATGGCTATACAACAAGGAGGTATAGATTTAGAAGATGCTATTGACATTAGAAGAATTAAAAATTTGAAACTAGCTAATGATGTTTTAAAACAAAAGCGTAAACAAAAACAAAAAATGGAGCAAGAACAACAAATGCAAGTTGCTCAAGCTCAAGAACAAGCTAAAGCCGCGGCAGCTCAAGCTATTGCTGAATCTGAAATGCAAAAACAACAAGCTTTAACAGCTGCTAATGTTCAGTATGAACAAGCTAAGGCTCAAATGGAAATACAAAAAATTCAACAACAAGCTCAAATTAAAAGAGAAGAAATGGAAATTCAACACATGTATGACATGGAGTTAAAAAGGATGGAAGTAGAAGCTATGAAATCTAAAGAAGCTGCAATTGAAGATCGTAAAGATAAAAGAATCAAAATGGAGGGTACTCAACAAAGTGAAATGATAGATCAAAGAAATAATGATTTATTACCTATAGATTTTGAAAATAAACAAAGTATGTAAATACTAAACACTAATTTTATATTATTATATTATGTCAGAAACAAAAGAAACAACAAAACCTGAGGTGACTCAAGAAGTCAAATCAGAAGGTGGAGATATGAAAATAAAATCAAAACCTAAAATGAAAAAATTTAACGCTACTAAAGAAGAACCTGTTAAGGTTGATCTTGTAAAAGATCCAAACGTAAAAACAGAAGAACCAGTAAAAGTAGATTTAACTAAAAAACCAGAAGACGATGCCATTCAAATCGGAGAAACAAAGGAGGTATCTGTGGAAGAACCATCCGGAGATAGCGCAAAGGTGGGAGAATCTGTACAAAAGTCCAGTGAGACTGCTGAAGGGATTTCTCCGCTCCAAGAAGTAACAGAAGAAAAAGTTAAAAAAGAAGAAGTAGTAGAACAACCAGAGTTACAACCTATTAAAAAAGTTGTATTACCAGATAATGTAGAAAAGTTAGTTCAGTTTATGCAAGATACTGGTGGTGATATTAAAGATTATGTTAGATTAAACGCTGATTACTCTAATGTTAACGAAGATGTTTTACTAAAAGAATATTATAAAAATACTAAACCACATCTTACTGATGAAGAAATTTCATTTGTTATGGAAGATGAGTTTAGATATGATGAAGACACTGATGAAGAGCGAGACATCAGAAAAAGGAAACTCGCTAAAAAAGAAGCAGTTGCAGAAGCACGTAACCATTTAGAAGGTTTAAAGCAAAAATATTACGACGAAATCAAGTTGAGGCCCGGCGTAACGCAAGAACAGAAAAAGGCTATGGACTTCTTTAACCGCTACAACAATGAACAAGAAATAGCTGAGCAAAGGCATAAAAAATTCATTGACAACACTACTCAGATGTTCTCTGATGATTTCAAAGGTTTTGATTTCGAAGTTGGAGAAAAGAAGTTTAGATATGGTGTCAAAGACCCAAATGCTGTTGCTGAGAATCAATCTAATCTAAACAACTTCGTCGAGAAGTTCTTAGACAAAGAAGGAAACGTTAAAGATACGAGAGGTTATCATAAAGCTATGTATGCTGCACAGAATATAGACAGAATTGTGAATCATTTCTATGAGCAAGGGAAATCAGATGGAATTAAAAATGTAGTTGAAGGATCAAAAAATCCAACAACTGAAACTAGACAAACGTCTGGCGATATTTTCATCGGAGGTCTTAAGGTCAAAGCTATAGACGGTGTAGATAGTTCGAAACTTAAAATTAAACGAAGTAAATTTAACAATTAAAAACAATTATTATGGGTGTATTAAGTCCTCAATTTGGAAGTTTACTACCTTCGTTAACCACTCAAGCTTTAACTACTAATTATTTAAACTTTAACAGTGGTGGAGGAAACGACTTCGCACAACAATATCTACCAGAAATTTATGAAGCAGAGGTAGAGCGTTATGGGGCTTCTTAAGAATGGTTGGCGCTGAAATGCCAATGATGTCTGATCAAGTAATTTGGTCTGAGCAAAACAGATTACACATATCTTACGATGGTGTAGCTTGTTCTGCTGTAGGTGCAAACGGTGGTAATAGACTTACTATCGCTGCTGGCCAAGTGAACACTATTTTCCCTAACATGACTGTGGTAATCATGGATCCTGCTGATCCATCGTTTACTGTAAAAGCTATTGTAACTGCTACAGGAGCTAACGGTCAAGGTGGTGCTGGTGGTGCTCAAAACTTTGATGTAATTCCTTATACTAGAGCTGCTGTTAACGCTGCTGCTGCTGGTACAGGTGCTGTATTAAAAGTATTTGTATACGGTTCTGAATATGGAAAAGGTTCTGTAGGACCTTCTCAAGGTGCTACTGGTCAATCTATTCAGCCTCAGTTAACTACATTTAGTAACAAACCAATTATTATTAGAGATAGATACGCAGTATCTGGTTCTGATACAGCTCAAATCGGTTGGGTTGAGGTTGCTACTGAAGATGGTAACTCTGGATACTTATGGTATCTAAAAGCTGAAGGTGAAACTAGAATGAGATTCGAAGATTACTTAGAAATGGCAATGATAGAAGGTGAATTAGCAAATGGTATTCAATCATCTGCAATAGCTGGAGCTGGTATACAAATGCCTGCTGCTGCTGCTGGTGGTGCTGCTGCTAACGCTGGTTTAATAGGTACTGAAGGTTTATTCTCAGCTATTAACAACGGTGGTAACGTACTTTCTGGATACGCTGGATCTTTACAGGATTTTGATGCTGTGTTAGAAAACTTAGATACTCAAGGAGCTATTGAAGAAAACATGCTTTTCTTAGATAGAAAAACTGAGTTACTATTTGATAACATGTTAGCA